TTTCCAAGCCAGACACCGAGACGGCAACCATGAGCTGCTTGATGTCGAACTCGGCCGAGGTGAAGGTCTCCTGCGGGTTGATGGCTACCGTCTCGTAACCCGAATACCACGTGGCGTTCGTGTTGTTGGCGTAGTCGATCTCTTGCAGGATGGTGCGACCACCATCGAAGGGCATCAGGCCGGTACTGCGCTTGGAAAGCTGGCGCAGGATGGCGTTGTTTCGGGTAACGTTGTCCGCGAGTTTGTGAGTGCGGTTCCTCAGGGTCGTGGTGATCAGTTCGCTCAGGCCGGGGGAGGCCATCGTTCTTTACCTTGTGCTAGGCCCCCGACAGCTCGTTGTAAGCGGCACGGACATCGTCGAGGGCAGTTGCCTTCGGATCGCTCTTGCCATTGAGCCCCACGGCTCCCGGTAGCGGCGATCCAGTGACTGAGGCACGTTGGGCGGCTTTTGCCTTCTGTACCTCCGCAGCCTTTGCCGCCTCCGCTGCCCCGCGCTGTTCTTCAAGAAGATGCTCGCGGATCGCCTTGTTGGCCCACGTTGCCTGCTCGTATGCCTCGTCCAGGCTCTTGGCGGTGCCCGCCGAGATCAACTGGCCCATGTGGACACGGACATCGTTGAAGAACGGACGGTCGGGACGACGCGCGAACTCGTCAATCGTGGTTTGAAGCTGCTGTGTCTGCTGTTGCTCGGCCTGCGCCTGGAAAGGCTGCACTGCCTGCTGAACCAGCTGCGCAACGTAGGCTTGGATGTCCTGAGGCTGCTGCGGTGCGGTGCCCTGAGGCTGTCCGGCAAACGCAGCGCGAGGATCGATGCCCCTTGCGCGGAGGATATGTTCCGCTAGCTGCACCGGATTGTCAACGGACATGCGCGCGAACTGCATCAGTTGCGAAAACGCATTCGGCAGGCTGCCCGCCTGATTGACCAGGAACTCCCGATTAACGTCGATCAGCTCCTTGACCGGCGCCAGATCGGCCACCGTAGCCTCTCTGGTCTGCTCGTGCTGGGCAATCTCGCGTTGCACATCAGCGGGAAGTCTATCCCACTTGACCTTGGCCAGCCCCGACCATGCCTGGGGGGCCATGACCTTCTCGGGGGCCGCAGGAGACGGAGGCACCGGGGGAGCTGGTGCCCCGAGGTCCGATGGGGCGGATGTCCCCTGCGGCTTTTCCTTGAGCGTCAGCGTCTCGCGCTTTGGCTCCTTGGGTTCGTCTGACTTGGCGAAAGTACCATCCGGGTTTCGCGCTCGCGTTCCACCCTGGTCTGCCGGTTCTTTTGGTGCGGCAACCTCGGTTTCGACGGCTTCAGGCGGAACGGGAGGAGGCGCTTGATCTGCTTCAAGACTTTCGTATGCGGCACGGACATCCTCGATCGTGCTGGTTTCCTTGTCTTCGGCCATCTCAGCCACCCATCTTTCTTACCTGTTCCCGCGTCCCGTTCCAGTCGCCCACCCACTGATCATGCGCGTCCCGGACCTCGCGGCTATAGTCGATCGACTGGCGCTGCGGCGGGATATTATCGCTACCAAGTTCTACCAAGCCTCGGGCCTTCGTCTCCCGCCTGTGCGCGCTCTTGCTGTCCAGCATCTTGCCCGAGGGCATGTGCCGAAGCCCGTTCACCCCCGCTCCTACGTCGTCGGAGATTACAGCGGGACCTTGGGGGCGTTCCTCGAAGTAGTTGCCGCCAATCTCCACAAGGCAGTCCAGATCGGCGTCGTAGCGATACCTGCGTCTCATTCTGCCGCCTGTGGGTTGGGTTGGGCCGCCAGCAACGCCGCATCCATGGCCTTTTCCTTCATCGTCGTCTCGTGCTCTGCCACGGTCTGCACCAGCGACAGCTGCGCCTTCTTCTGCTCAGCATCGGCCTTCACGATCGCCGTCTGGTGGCCGATCTTCGCCCCCTCGATGTCAGCCTGCGCCTTAGCCTGATCGGCCTGCACCTTCGGATCGGGAGGCTTGGGAGCACCCGCCAGCTTCTCCAGCGTTTCGGTGAACTCCTCGATCTCCGTCTCCAGCGCATCGCCCATCTTGAACAGCCGCGCCGCGGAGACCAGCATCTCGCCGGCCAAAGGAGCAGCCTGGGGCATCATCGGCAGCACCTGTGCCCATGCCGTCACGTACTGAGTGACCGCGGTCAGGAACTGCTCCGCCTTCTGCTGCTGGGCAAGCTGGTCCGCCTCGATCGTGCTGTCGGTTTCAATGTCGATGACGAACCCGCGGAGCTTCTCGTCACGCAGGAGCGCAATGACCTCTTCCCATGCCGGCTCCTTCAGCGCCTCGACCGCTTCTTCCGGAGGCTGCGGGAAGCCAGGCTGTTGGGGCATGGCAACCGAAGAGGGATCAAGACCCTGAGCCTGCGCACGCTGCATGATCTGCTGGGCCTGCTGCTGCATCTGACCGAACTGCTGCCAGGCCTGCATCGCCATCTGGGTCTGTTGCTTCTGCTGTTGAGTCAGGAGATTCACCCCCGACATCTTCTGCAGGACCTCCAGCGTGAAATGCTGGCCAATCACTGAAGACATCTTGCGGAGAACGTCGCGGATGTACCGCTGCACGTCTCTCTGCCGCTCCCGGATGCGGACGCTGGCGAACTGCGCCTTGAGCTGCTGGCCGCCTAGCGTTTCGTTGGGATCGGACGCTCCACGAATGATGTCGCTGATCCCCGTAACCTCGTACATGGCCTGCATGGCCCGGTCGCGGTTCTCGTGGCACTGCTCCAGAACCTTGGCTACTTGCTCGATCGGGAACCAGACGACGAGGCCGTTAGCGCCTCCACGCTCGCCAAGCATGGCCCAGTTTGGTACGGGAATGAGGTCCGCGTCGGAACTGTTGTCCATGATCTGGCGGACGGATTCCATGTCACCTGGATAGAGCCCGCGCAGACGCAGCGACCGCCCCAGCACGTAGATCCGCTGGGTGTACATGTCGATTTCATCGGCCTGGTCCTGGTACATGTCGAAATCAGGGACGGGCGTGCCGCTGTCCGTCGCAGTCGTCGCCAGCATTGGGCGCGGAATCGGAAAGAAGTCCTCGAAATTGACCGGCGGGTCATACTCACCCAAAGGCCCCTGCTGGTAGCCCGTCGCGATGTGGATGACCTTCTTCGTCTTCGAGTCCCAGATGCACCAAACCGTGGCCTTGGACATGCTGTCATCGGCGTCCTTCGACTCCTTGTGATCCAGCACAATCTCAACTGAAATCTTCGGTTCGCCGGGCTTGTCGTAGCGCTTCAGTTCATCTCGCGTGAGATAGCTCACATACGCCCACCACCAGACCTCCTGCCAGTAGCGGTTGGGGTTGGTCAGTTGGTCCTTCCAGTGAACGTATCGGAACCGTGCCTCTTGCCAACCCATCTGGTCCTGCTCGACCTCGGGCACATACTCCACCATCGAGCAGCCATAACCCGGCAATAGCAGGTTCTCGATGTCCTGCTCCATCACATGGTCGAACGCCTGCATGTCCAGGGTGTTGGTCAGCGTGCGCTCAAGGACGATAGCAGCCCACCGGCCTACGGGGTTCTTGTCCTTGTTCCTGCGCGTCACATTCGGTTTCGGGGTATTTGCGTACAGGACAGGCTTCAGCGTCTGCACGTTGGCCCACAGGACGTTGAGCCTGCGCTGGCCTACCGTGATGTTCGTGACCGTGGGAACCGCTGTCGATCGGTTGTTCTTGTAGCGCCGGACGATCTGCCCGCCACGGGTGCGGAACTTCTTCACCTTCCGCTCGGCGTACTCGATCTGCGTCAGCCAGTAGTTCGCAAGTCCTGCGGGACTGTCGGGCTGGACGCCTTCCGCGGTGGGGTTCTCAGCCATTAGTAGCGTTCTCCGTCCCTAAGACGCTGATGGTCACGCCAGATGTCCTCGACAGTGATACCACCACTAGGCCCGCCAATCACGCCCACACTCGGGAATACAGGCTCAGGCTTCGGCTTGTTGCTCGGTACCCATGGTCTCGACATGCAGGCATAGCGACAATCATCCGGCGCGTGATCCTCCGAGTCGGTGTCCACATCCTCCGGTCTGGCCTCGTCATGCTGTAGTGCCGGAAGCGTGCGGATCAGGTCTTTACATGTGTTGAAGATGTAGAGCATCGGCCTTCCATCCTCTCCAACAAGCCGTTGGCGGACCTGGTCCCAGCCTCCCATAGCGCCCATGCGAGCCACCCGCGCATTGTCAGCCGGTCGATTGCCCTTGAGTGCAAGACGCTCGGCAATGGACGGCCCGCCATCCGACGCAAAAGCCGCAGGATCAGTAACCGTATACGTGATCTTCTCATCGTATGTTTCACGTGAAACAATCCCCTCCCCAACCTCATTGGCGGGCATCCTGAGGCCCACGTTCGGCTCGCCGGGCTTCATGCCGTACCATTCCCGATAGCGGATCAGTGCCCCTCGAGGGAACTGTGCGAGGCTTCCGTCGGAGATAGCCCACCAACCCACGGAGAAGGGCCTTGCAGAGCCCCAGTCTACCGAGCGGAACCGGGTCCACTCGGTCGGGAGCGCAACGGGCTGGATGACGTGCCGATTGAGGTCGAACTCGGGGAAGAAGGCGCCGGCAATGACGCTCCAGTCGCCTTCAAGCCACGCTCTGACAAGCTCTGAGTTGCCAGACATATGCAGGTTGGCCACGTAATCCGCTCCCAAGTAGCGGTTGTCGTCGAGCCGACTCGGGATGTAGACGCGGTCCCGGTGTACTTTTGAACCATCAAAGGGGTTCGTAAATTCACTGCGGATGACCTCCCATCCCAAAGGTGCTGGGTCAATGTAGCGTGCTTTCACCCACTGATGTCCAGGCCCACCAGGATTGCCCGTCAGTGGG